CAAAAGATTTCTATATCAAAACAACAAGCAGCTGGATTATTACAATCAACTGATTGGTATGTAACTAGAAAATCAGATACTGGAACTGCAATACCACAAGCAATACAAGATTTTAGAACTGCAGTTAGATCAGTAAATAATCAACAAGAAACACAAATCAATGCTTGTTCAAATGTTGAACAGTTAAAAGCATTATACGAATACGTAGGCGAAACAAATCCAATTAGACCATTAGCAGAATATCCTAAAGAGGTAATCTAAATGCCTTTAATTCTAGCTTCTAATAGTGCTTCTGGTGGCTACAACGTAGCAAACTCATTAAGATTTAATTCTGGTAGTTCTGATTATTTAGATAGAACACCTTCTGTTGCTGGTAACAGACAAATATTTACTTTTTCTCTTTGGACTAAAATATCAAATGTTACTTCAAGAATGGCATTTTATAGCTGTGGAACAGCAACTGGTACACCAGGAAGTGGAGAGGGTAACATGTTTTTTAATCAAGGGAGTGATCAACAATTATATGTTTCATTTGGTGGTGGAATAGACGTACAGCTTAATACAACTCAAGTATTCAGAGATACTTCAGCTTGGTATCATATTGTTTTAGCATTTGACACAACACAAGCGACAGCAAGTAATAGAATAAAAGTTTATATTAATGGAAGTCAAGTAACATCTTTTTCAGGTACAACTTATCCAGCTCAAAATTATAATTTTAATGTTAATAATACTATTATTCAAAGATTAGGTGTTGGTTACGATGGTGGACTAACTTATTATTATAATGGATATTTGTCAGAATTTTATTTAATTGATGGTCAGGCATTAACTCCATCCTCATTCGGTGAAACAGATACATTAACAGGAATCTGGAAACCAAAAGCATATACAGGTACTTTTGGAACTAATGGCTTCTATTTACAATTTAAAAATTCTGCAGCACTTGGTACAGATTCTTCAGGAAACGGAAACACATTTACAGCAAACAATCTAACTTCAGTAGACCAGAGTACAGATACTTGTACTAATAATTTTTGTACTTTAAATTTTATTCAAAATGGTAATGGTTCAACTTCAACTTTAACAGAAGGTAATTTAGTAGCAGGTACAGCAGATAATAAAGGTTGTTCAGCTACCTTTGGTGTTAATAGAGGAAAATGGTATTGGGAAGTTAAAACTGTTGGAAGTCCATATGCTCAAAGAGTTGGCGTAAGTAATAGAGCAAATGAACAAGATGGTGATGTTTCACCAGGAACAGATACTGCTAATGTTAGAAGTTGGTGTGGTAACGGTGCTTATAAAAATTATAGTGCTTCTTCTAGTTCTGCAGATGCTGCATTTGTAAGTACGAGTGGAGCTATATATGCTTTTGGATTAGATTTAAACAATGGAACTTTAGCTAGATATGTTAATGGAGTTTTAATTAATACAGATACTACATTACCTTCAGATAATAGTGTTACATTTTTTCCATTTACTTTTGTAACAAACTCTGGTGGTCCTGGTTGGAACCAAGCTCAATTTAACTTTGGTTCTCCAATGTATACAGGTGGTGGATATGCAGATGCAGCTGGATTCGGTAACTTTTCATACGCAGTTCCTGCAGGATATTATTCACTATGTACTAAAAACTTAGCAAACTTCGGATAGACTATGGCATATACAACGATCAATAAAGGTTCTAGTTATTTTAATACAGTTCTTTATACTGGAACGGGTGCTTCTAATTCTGTAACAGGAGTTGGATTTAAACCTGATTGGGTTTGGATAAAAGATAGAAGTGCAAATGCCTATAATCATGCTTTGTTTGATGCAGTAAGAGGAGTTACTAAATTAATACAAAGTAACACAACAAACGCAGAACAAACGACTTCAGGTGTTTCTAGTTTCGATACTGATGGATTTACTCTTGGTACAGATATAGGAATGAATCAATCATCAGTTTCTTTTGCTTCATGGAATTGGCTTGGTGCAAACACAACAGTATCAAATACTTCAGGAACTATAACAAGCACAGTATCAGCTAATACAACAGCTGGATTTAGTATTGTAAGTTATACTGGAACTGGTGTGGTAGCTACAGTTGGTCATGGTCTTGGCGTTGCACCTAATATTATTATTGTAAAACAAAGAACAGTAGCCGGTAATCATTGGGTTATGTATAATAGCAATTTACCCTCAGCAAATTATTTTTTGTATTTAGATAGTACTGATTCACAACAAACTGCAGCTGGATTTTTTAATAATACTGCGCCAACTTCTTCTGTTTTTACAATAGGAACAGATGCTCAAACAAATGGAAATACTAATAATTTAATAGCCTACTGCTTCGCTCAAATAAGAGGATATTCTAAATTTGGTTCTTACACAGGTAATGGAGATGCCAATGGAACATTTGTATATACTGGATTTAAACCTGCTTTTTTAATTGTTAAAAGATATAATGATGCTGGATATGATTGGTTAATGTATGATAATAAAAGACAAGTTTCATTTAACGTAGTAGATGATTTTTTAAAACCTAACACATCTGATGCTGAAACAACTGGAAACGCAAACCAATCTTTAGATTTTTTAAGTAATGGAGTTAAGTTTAGAGGTTCTGGTGCTAGTTCAAATGGTTCTGGTGCTTCATATATCTACATGGCATTTGCTGAAAACCCATTCGTAACATCAGGCGGAATACCAGTTACTGCTAGATAATGTTATATAGTATCTGGCTTTTAAACATATATTAAGTATAATGATATTATGCCATTACAGAAGATACTTTAACTAATAATAACTAGAGTAATAAACTACTTTTTTACGACTTATTTCTCTACTCCTATACTTAACACTTAACATATTTTATAATGGTTATTAAATTATGCCATTAAAAAAAATACCACTACCTCCAGGTTTTGATAAAAATGACACTGCATCGCAAGCAGAGGGACGCTGGATTGATGGAGATAACATACGTTTTCAATACGGATCTCCTGAAAAGATAGGGGGTTGGCAACAAATTAATTCATCTATTTTAGTAGGAGCAGCTAGAGACATACACTCTTATTTTGATTTAACTGGTAGACGTTATGTTATTATTGGAACAAATAAAGTTTTATATGTTCTTTTTGATGAGGTATTTTATGATATTACACCTCTTAAAACAGCATTAACAAGTTGTACTTATACATCAACTACAGGTTCTGCTACAGTTACAATTAACAAAACTGCTCATGGTTTATTGGTTGAAGATTTAATTAATTTTTCAAGTGTAACAACACCGGGCTCACCTACAACAAGTTTTACATCGGCAAATTTTACAACTAATTCATTTGAAGTTAAAACAGTGCCTACTGCAAATACATTTACAATTACTATGCCTGTTACAGAAACAGGAACAGGGGTTACTGCAGGTGGAACAATTACAACAAACCCTTACGTTACAGTAGGTCCTATTTCTTCTACCTTTGGTTATGGTTTTGGAGCTGGAGTATGGAATCAAGTGAATACTTTTTGGGGAACTCCAAGAACATCTTCTACTACAGCAATTGATGCCGGTTCATGGGCGTTGGATAACTTTGGAGAAATATTAATAGCAACTATTAAAAATGGTTCAACATTTGAATGGGCTCCAACAGCAGGAACAGGGGTTACTACACGTGCAAATATTATAGCAGGTAATCCTACGGCAACAATTTTAACAAGAGTATCTGATAGAGATAGACATTTAATTCATTTTGGAACAGAAACAACTATTGGCACACCTAGTACACAGGATCCAATGTTTATAAGATTTTCTGATCAAGAAGATATTGAATTATATGAACCAACTTCTACTAACACTGCAGGTACATTTAGATTAGATAATGGTAGTAGAATTATAGCTGCCGTAAAAGCAAAAGATTATATGTTAGTTCTAACAGATGAGGCTGCTTACACTATGCAGTTTGTAGGACCACCATTTACATTTAGCATACGTCAAGTTGGATCTAACTGTGGATGTATTGGACAACACTCTGCAGTATTCGTAGATGGTGCGGTTTATTGGATGGGTGATTCTGGTAACTTCTTTATATTTGATGGAACAGTTAAAACACTTCCTTGTACAGTGGATGATTTTATATTTACAACAAATGGAGATAGTTTAGGTATTAGTTTTACAAATGGAGAAATGGTGTTTGCAGGACACAATAGTTTATACAA